GTGTATCGAGTTGCAAGGTTTGAGTATTTTGTTGAAAAAGAGCCGTACTATCCTTGTACTTTATAATACGCTCTTTTTGTATCTGCTTTTGCTCGGTATTGGTTACCTCTTTGCGAGTTCTACACCCTATCAAGGTAAGGAACGCTAATAATGCAATGATTATTCTATTCATAGCTTTCTAACATTTTGATAATTTTCTTTAAACTGTTTGCGTAATCAGGAGCGCTAGCATATCCCGCTTTGGCTACTTCTTCGGCAAACTTATAAGGGTCAGTTTTCACCTCCAACGCTTTAGCATATCGCTTGTTTTTGAAAAAGAATTGTGCGTGGTCGGTAAAGCATTCTTCGGGCGTGTCGTACTTTCTGAACCAGTCTTTTACTTCATACTTGTACTTACCATTCGGTAATTCGTATATAGACATCACTTGTGGAAATTTATATCCTAAGTTTGGAGCATTAAGTACTTCAGTAGTTTTAAACAATTGTTTTTTGTTAGCAGGCGTGCTGCTGACAAGGTTTTTAGGTACTTTTATACCAAAAAAGTTATTGCCAACGCCACGCTCTCCCCAACCGCTTTCTAACGCTGCTTGCGCCAGGGTAAAGAGGTGAGAGATACCTGTTTTTTTTTCGCTTTCCAAAGCAAAAGGTTTGTATTGTTTTATAAATTCTTTTGGTGTCATTGTTGTTCGTTATTAGAGGTTTGAGAGGTTTCGGATTGTTCAGATTTTTCATTCATATAATTAGAGATGGTTTTAGCGACTTCCTCTAAGTTTTCACGATTGATAAACACTTGCTGAACGACTTGTCCAGCGCGGTCAAACCGCACTTTGTCTTCGGCTTTTTCGCGTATTGATTTGATTTCGATTAGACATAGCACTATTGCCATAAAGAAAGTGATAAAAGGAAATAGCCACAATGAGGTTTGGTAATAGATTTCTAAGTACCAAGATAGCAAGCCGTACATACTATCCACAATAGTACAAGCAATCAGGATGTTGTAGTATTGCGCCATCTTGCTAATGGTACGCCTATATCCGTATGAGTTACGCGCAATACCCAAACGTTTAGCCTTGCGCACACCACTCCAAAGGTCGGCGAATATCATAAGGAGTACGAGAATGTAGATACCGAGTAGTATCCATAGGATTACAAAGATTTTTTCCATTGATTACTGTTTGTTTTTAGGTTTTTCGGGTTTTTCTGTGCCGTTGATGATAGCGGTACAGTTTTCTTGAATTTGTTTGTATAGTTCAATGTCTGAGGGTTGGAAGTTTGAGTTTTGGACATTGAAGTCATTGGGGGTAACCGTACCTTGCAAATAGGGATAACCACCATCTTGCTGGCGAGTTGCTGAAAATGCTACGGCAATAGGATTGGTTTCATTTTCAAATTCATAGGAGTACATAACGGTTACTCCTTGCACAATTTCTTGTGCAGTAATTCGGGTTGTTTTTTGAATGATTTGCATATTAATTGAATTTTAAGATTATTTTTATTTATTCAAATCGTGTGTTTACTACGTGATATTCACCTCCTAATAGGCGCAATACAACTACATCTCCTTTTCCCATATCTATATATCCATCTCCGCCATTGTAAGCACCTCCATTGTTATCTATTATAGAGCCTGAAGACACTCCTTGTAGTCTTATCATTTTACCTCCTACAAACATCCCCATAACTACGGTGAGTTCAAAAGATAAGGAAAGGCTTTGTCTACCTATAATATTAAAACCGAGTTTACGCATAATTTCTAACACCTCGAAATAGTTAGGTAAATAGACTATGTGACGGTCGGAAGCTACATCTCTAAATACAAATTTATTGGTAATTCCTAACCAACGTTTTATTGTAGAACTTTCAGCAATACCATTATAAACGTATTCAAATTGAGCGTTAGCACCTAAAGATATTGTATCACCATTGATTATTTGAGCGCGATTGTTCTCATAAGAAATAGTATCTATAACATCATTAGGATTGGGAGGAATTGATATGTTTACTCCAGTAAATTTACCAATACTTCCTACTCCCTTAGGTTTTTTGGGGCTTCTATATAATGATAAAAGAGATTTTGTAGCGGTATAAGTATTACTTGCTATTCCACCAAAGAATGCTTGAATATCATTTTCATCTTCTCTGTATATTACTCCAGACCCCGTATAAGCACTGCCACTTATTACTCTGTTTTGTCTTTCGTCCCAATCTCCTGAATATATAGACCCACTCGTCATTTTTAATCTACCTGATATTATTCCTCCTTCTGCTTTTATATTTTTAGTAATCAAAGTTCCATCTTCTTGTACTAAAAAAGCAGATTGTCGCCGTCTTTGTTCTGCTTGTTGTGGTGTTTCTATAGGTTGAGTTTTGTCGGGTTCTCCTGCCCAAAAGCGAATGCTATCATTAGTCATTCCCATACCCGTAATACCTGCTTTTGTACCTTCTGTGTTCCCTACTATAAGTGTACCCGTTGCTACCACGTTGCCGTCTATTTGCGTGTCGCTAAATATTTGTGTTTTGTTTTCGAGTTTTTGGATACGTGCGTTTGAGTTTTCGATGTTCCTTTTTTCAGCTTCAATTTGCGCTTTTGCGTTGTTGATAGCAGTTGTAAGGTCTGTTTGGATGTCCGCAACTTTGTTTTCGATGTCTTCAGGGGCGGGCGACCAATCAGTAGGTTTGTTGCCTTTTTCTATTTTAATTGATGAATAATATATATCACCACTCACGTTGTAAAACTCAATGAAACCATTAGAAATTCCTTCTCCTAAACACATTCCTTTTGGATTATATATAGTGTACCTATGCCATTGATTATCATTGATTAAAACACTATCATTAGAATATTTTGTAAAATTTTCTATATGATTAGGGTTTTTGTTTTTATTAGCAAAATTACCAAAGTTTCCTTTTCCGTTAGTTTTTGCCCAAAACGATATAATAACAGGCTCACCTATAATATCAGGCATATTAGATTTAACACCTTGCCAATCACCATTAATTTTTCTTACTACATTTCCATTAAATCTTTCATTTATAGGTTCACCAGTATTCCTACTCCAACTAAAATCCATATAATAAGGCTGTCCGTTCACAATAAACTCCTTTGTTTCTCTCAATAAATTTCTCCCCCCAATGTTCAACTCATTCACTTTTTGCTGTGCAAAGTTTTTAGCTTCTTGGAGTTTCAATTGGAGTTGTTGTATTTGTCTTTGCTCTGCTTCTGTAATTTTCCCGTCTGCTGCTGCAATAGCTTGTGCTTTGGTGAGTTCTGCTTGTGTTCGTGCGTATGCTTCGGTAGCGGTTTTCGCGGTTGATATTTGACTTTCTAAATCCTCAGGGGCGGGTGTCCAATCTGTTGCGATGTTTCCTTTTTCAAGTTTAACATTTCGTGTCCAAAGTTTAGAGATTACATTACCCGTATCACTCCCATTGTTATCAATACGTATAGAGCCTTTTGGACTTAAATTAGGTTGGGTAGTAAATGTAAAAGTTTCCCTTTTCCATTCTCCATTAGTATTTGGAATATTTTTATTAGGTGTTTGAGTAATACCATCGTTTATAAAAAACAAATCAATACTTCTAACATTTTCACTTTTGTATTCCAAAGACAATGTATAAGTTGTATTCTTTTCCAATGTACCTCCTACTATACCATAATAGATATAATCTTCTACCGTACCTTTATACTCTTTATAACGCTCGTTCTTGCTATCAGTGATTAGGTTACGTCCACCAATCTGAATATTTCTAATGCTTGACTTCAATCTATTCTCCAATGAAAGCAAATCAGGGCTTACAAGTTGTTTTATCTCGGTTTTATTGCCATCTGTTATTTTAAGATTGGCTTTGATTTCTATATGGTCATCAAAGAGGTGTATATACTGCTCTCCATTTCCTGATGTTATCTTATCGGTTTTGATTTGTCCACCAGTGATTTCAGTAAATCCATTGAGTTTAGCAATACCACGATCTCCTTCATACTCTGAATTGACGGTGGCATATAGGAAATGATAAAAGCCAGCTTCTTGTTCTATATCTATTTTGTTTTCGGATAGAATAAACTCGCCAGTTTCAGCAGTTTTGGAGGCTTTGATATAGAGATAATAGGTTTTAGCCTTATCGTCTAATCTACCTGATACGAAAGTGGGGATATTCCAATATTTATAGCTATTAGCATTACGATTGGGGTTTATATCGGTAGTACCAAGGGTAAAATGCTTGAGCCACCCGCTACCTGCATTGATTTGTTTGGTGTTTTTATCGAAATAGAGTGTGTGAGGTGCTTTTATAGGGTTTGTTTTTGAGACTACAAAATCGAACTGGGTAGACTTGTTGCCTATAAGAGCCATCATAGTTTGTACGGTGGCGGGGACGATGCTCTTAGTATATTCAGGAAAGGCTGCTTCTATCTGTTTGATAGTTTCTTGAGCGTCTCTCCAGCTTCTTTTAGTTAATGATTGTGTACGTTTATTGAGTTCTCCAAAATATACTTCTTGATTTTGGAGTTTGCGCATTTCGGATACAAAAGAGTGTCCTTGTACCTTGTTGGATAGTTCTATTTGTGGACTATAGGGGTTATTTACATACTCTTTAATCCCCACAATACGAATAGCTACGGGGGTACGTTGAAATTCGGTATCGGAAAAATTGATATAAGCCCCCATTTTTAGACGACCTCCTATGGTTGCCCAGTGTTTTTTGGCGTATATACCGTCTAAATCACCAGTAAAGGTGAATAGGTCGGTGCGATTTTCATATAGGTATTTGCAGGCTTCTTTCATCATTTCCCAGCTTGCACCTGACTTTGTGGCGTTGTCGCTGATGTAGGCGTTAGGCATTTGCATATTGTAAACAGAATATTCGTCGCCTATATTGGGGCGGAATATATCGTTTGGCATTGTAACGCCGTCTTCTTCTTTGGGTACAAGTTGGAAACGTTTTTCAGCGTGGTTGTAATGGGATACTTCAAACTCTCGCCCTGATAGCATACCGCTTTCAAAATAGATAAGCATTTTTTCGCCTTTGATTTGCATTGCATTGAAATCGAGGGCTTGTGGTATGGAATCGTCGAATATATCGTAGAAGTGTTTATCTATATCTACTGCAAAGAAACCCGATATAGTGCCTTTGCGTTTGGGGTATATGTGTGAGAGGTCAAGGCTTTGCTCATTTACAAATCCGTTATTTTGGACGTTCTTGATTGCTATTGATAGCCCTTTGTCGTCTGAAATGAATGTTACGCCCTCATACACGTACTCTTGTGATTTAGGTAGTAATAATTCTTTATTGCCGTACTTGGAGCGGTCGATATTACGGTCGCCTCCTTGTACATATAAGCGAGTAATACGACTTTGTT